TGCAAAGCAAAGAAAACAATTAAGAGAATTAAATAAATATATATGCTCTTATTGTCATGAGTTCGTTAATAAGGTTTATTATAATGAAGACAAAGACAATGATTTTTGCGAAAATTGTATATAAAAAATTATGTTCATGTTTTTTAAGGGGGTTAATTTTAACCCTCTTTTTTTTGCCCATAATCGAAATATATTGTTAAATCTCCATATGCCATTTTAAGGTATTTAGAAGCGATTTCCTGCACTTTCTATGCTCTGGAATATATTACCATTCAAAAAAAAAGTTATGCCAATAGCGACAATTTTCCAGAGGTACAAAAATGAGCATAAAAAAAATATTTAATAAAACACTTGCATATGTCAGTTGCGTTTTGTAGTATTGAAAATATTAATTTTAAAACAATAAAACATGGAAAAAATACCAAGTAAAAGACTTAACAAGTTATTGAAAAACCTAAAGGACACACCCTATGAAATTGGGGCGATGTACTTAGAATT